ATCATCCGCAGTAGTTTCCGTAGCAGGATTTGCCACATCTGCCTCAAAAGCAGATTTGTCTGCGTACACTTCTCCCGTTTTTTTATTCTTTACTATTTCTACTGCTATTGCTGGTATCTTAATTATTGTTGTCATTTTTCTCCTAGTTAGAACCCCATAGGACATCGTCCTTTAGGTGTTTCTTTTTTAGTATATTGTTTCTTTGCTAGTTTATAGCCTAGTATAAACCCTATTGTTATAAAGACTACTATTAATAATGTATGCCAAATATAAAACATAGTAATTATATACTATAAAATTAGTTCGCTTACAACATCTTTGCATCCTATAGTTCCTTTTATCCATGTATTAAATGCAATGGTGCATCTAGGTTTTTCCTGTGTATTTGTATCTACTGTATGTTTAAAATGAGAGGGAAAGATCAATAAATCATTATCCTCTACTGGGAAAGACCAAGTCCTAGAGTTAAAAGGATTTAGTTCTGAACTAAATATTTGTATAGTCTCCTCACCCTCTCTTATAAATTTTAAATAGTCCTCTTTCAATGTCTGAAGATAAATGACCCCTGAAAGAAAAGCATTGGGATGCTGGTGTATATGATGTTTTTCCCCTGGTCTTGTGACTATGCCCCAGGAATTAGTTAAGGGAAAGCTAACCTCCGTCCTAGGAGAGATTATTTTTTCCTTGTATCTTTCCAAAGAACTCTCCACTTCTTTTTTTAAAAAACTTAGGCAACGGTTATTTAAAATAAAAAGATCTTTTGACCTAATATTATTTTCTTGTTGCACTGCTTCTATATTGTTAAATACAGTTTCTTTTTGCCCCTCCGTCAGTGGAGTGATCTTTGTTTTAAAAACAGGAGTTGGAAATAATCCGTATACTATGTCTTCCATTTTTATATAGGCTTTCCCTGCCCACGTTCTGATTTCTTTCTTCCCTTATGTTTCTTCGAGTGACGGCCAGGGCGTTTTCTTTTATTTTGTAAAATATGTGCTGTTGCTAACTTTGATTTCTTAGCCATTTTCCTGAGACCTATCTATTAAAGCGTAAGTAACGACACCCGTTATTTCATTTGCAGTATCTGCTTGCATTTTAAGAACATCGTCAGCTTCTAAATTTAATGTATTCAATACGAGATTAGTCGTGGAAGCGTTTAAGAGAGCATGACCAATGATATAATTAGTAGAATCTCCTGATTTGGTTAGTATTAAGTCGACATCCACATTACTGGCTGTATTATGAGCCACTTGCACTGTTTTTACAAGAATAGTTGCATCTGCAGGACATGTTAACATTGTTGTCACATTAGTTGTAGTTAAATCAAATGTTTCGCTTTTGTATCTTATTGTCATGACATAAAGTAATTAAAGGAATCTTGTTCGTTTTTCAAGTCCTGTTGATAAGAAGTATTTAATTGGTTTTCAACTGTTGCTATTGCTTGGTTAATTTGTCTAAAACCTTCTGTTGTGTATTCTGCAGGTGGTTCAGGGACATATACGTTTATCTTAGCCATTATCTTTTTCCGTCTGGGTTAACATCTGCTCTAAAGGTACCAAATCTCCAAGTTTCATTTATAGCAGTATTTTGTATTTTTACATTTGCGAATCTTCCTCTAGCTCTTGTGTCTATTTTTTGTGTATTAGCATTTATGGTAAAAGGACCTAATTGAGAAGAGGTTCCAGAATCTACAGGATAATTTTTTAAAAATATTGTAACCACTACATTTCCCTGAAGGTTTTTAAAGTCGGGTATAAATCTACTTAGCCTTAGCATATTCTCTCCATCCCCCCCTGTAGGTAAATCAAAATCTCCAGATTGAATATATGCTGCAATAGCTGTTTCTGTTCCATTTAAAGATATTTCATTATTACCAATCTCATGAGCATAGTACAAAGATGCACCAAAGGTATTAGTTGCACCACTTAAATTTGCAATTGTTGGGGTTCCTGTCGGTGTGTATTCTGTAGCATAGGGTACATCATAAGTGCTTGCATCTGCAAAAGAACTTCTAGCTAAAGTCATTATAGACCAGTTGTTCTCCACATAATTATATACTACTGATCTATTATTTTGAATGGCTGGACTACCTAAAGGAGTCCCTGCTGGATAAAACCAAACTATTTCATTAAATAAAGAATTATGTGAAGCATAGATAATTTCATTAGAAGAGTAATTAACTCCAACATTATTTCCTGTGGTCGTGAATACAAAATCTTCAACAAGTGATGGAAGTAATTTTACCGTACCATCAAATACAAAGAAGCCTCCTCCTGTACCCATCCAGAAAACTTTACCATCTGAATAAACAGCAGCATGTTGTCCAATACACCCACAGTTAGATCCAACTTGTCTTATAGAAAATGTAAAAGGCGTACCTACGAACTGCATTTGATAAGCAGCTTGATCTGTTAAAATTAAATTATAATCTTTACCTGAGATAGCAGCTACAATTTTATTTCCTGTGTCCAATCTAAAAGTTCCTGCAGTATTAATGGAAGTAGGTTGATAAATATTATAATTTTCTTGATCACTAAATCTAATAAACATCGGGTCTTGTGTTGAAGCGTCTCCAATAGTTGTTTCTGTACCAAAGTGAACTACGTGTCTATCTCTATCTGAAGTTATAGTTAATCTTGTAGAAGTTGGAGCACCTACCATAATAGTTGCTCTTTGGTCTAATGGGTTTGAATCACCTGGATTCCAAGTAAATGTTTTACCATCTTTAATCGTTGCAATTAATTGTTCTCCGAAGTTATCTAAAGACCATGAACCTGGATCTAGAATAATAGTTGAACTCGTTGTACCTGATCCCCATGCAAGTCTGCTCCAAGCACCTGTACCCCAACCATAACCATAAGTTTGAATTGTGGGGCCAATATCTTCATAAGGATTTATGGTAGCTCCTCCCGCTGCCGTCATTCCTGTTCCAGTTTCAGTTGTTGTCATTTGAATTGTAAAAGAGTTTGTAGCTATTGTAAGAATTTCAAAAGTATTTGTTGTAAAGTCTGTTGTATTGTATCTTGTAACTGTTGCTTCTCTTACTGCAGTTGTGTCTACATGGGCTGCGGCAGCTGTACTATTAGTACCTCTTGTGCAACCTGTTAAATCATTTGTAGATATACCCGCATAGGTTATTAGCTCATCCCCTATTCTTACCGTTCCAGAAGCAGAAAAACCTGATGCACTCGTTAAGGTTATTGTAGTATCAGAATCTGTTATAGCACCATTTAAAGTTGTAGTTTGTCCAGACACTGTTACAGAACTTAACGTAATATATTCTCCAACATCCAATGGATGTGATGTTTTATTTACAGTTACAATATTTGATCCGTTGGTGCTTGTAAAAGTTGCACTCGTGATTGCTGTTGCAAGTGGGGTGATGTCATAAAATTTATCTTCATAATAAATATATAATGCTTTTGATGTACCAAGTGCAGCGTATCTTCTACCTTCTAAATCATTCCAAGTGTGTTGAGCACGTGTGGGTCCTGCAATAGTCTCTTGTCCAATAGCTGTATAACCCCCTATTTTTTCTGGTTGTCCATATCTAAATCTAATAAAATCTCCATCTATCCATTGTCCTTCAGCACCTGACGGGGTATCTGCTTTATTAATTCCAGGTCGAATAGTTACATTAGTTAATGGCATGTAGCCATTTTACACCATTTTATAGTTTTATCCAAGTAGACGGGGAAGGTAAGTTATGTTCAGATTTAACACCCTCTTTCATAGTAAGTAGTATGTCCCCTGATATAGAAAGCCTCGGGGTATCTTTATTATTTTTACCTGTCTCATGAAACATCATCGAAGGAAAGATAACCACATTACCCGTTTCAGCAGGATACTCTGCTTTACCATAATTAGAATTATCCCATTCTGTAAAATAAGGATCTCTCTTAGGAATATTTAATCCTACTTTATGAGCATCGTCATCAAGTAAAAAAAGATTACCTTGTTCATGTGCTTTAGGGTAATAGACAAAACTAAAATGACTACTCATATGTCTATGATAAGCTATGAACTGTTCTTTAGTGGATAAGGTAGCCCAAGACTTTGTAATATAAACTTCAAATAAATCTAAGTTATATTTTTGTGCAGATAAACAACCTTCTATTACTTTTGATAACTCAATATATAATTGTTTAAATCTTTTATCTTTGTGTAAGTTATCGTCTATTGATTGTAGTTCTTTTGGTTTTACATCCGTGGTAGTCGAGTACTGAGAATTGGTTGGGGTAATATCCTTTAATATTATAGGAACTATTGTCTTGTTTATTTCTTCAAAGTTTTCTAACTTAGTTATGTATATAGGATAACCAAACCATTTTGATATATTTGCCATAAGGCACTATACTAATTTACTCTTAAAAATCTATACTGAATTTCACCTGCTCCACCCGCAGCACCATTAGTACCTGTTGGAGTTGCACTTCCTCCACCGCCTCCAGAGCCTCTAGTTCCCGCTCCACCAGGAGATCCTCCAGCTATATTACCATTAAAAGAAGCCCCACCACTAAAACCAGTAATAGAACAGTTATCTCCACTACAATTTCCTGAACCTGTTAAAGCTCCATTAACACCTACACCTGATGAATTAAAAACTCCTGCAGGACCTGCTGTATTAGTAGTTACTGCTTTAGTAGTTCCATCACTATCTCTAAAATTTCCCGAAGTAACTCTAGTACCTGATGAACTAAATGATCCAGCTAAACCTGCATAATTTGTTCTTAAAGGACCTTGTACTCCACCGCCAGTTCCAGAAGATCCACCTCCTCCTCCTAATGTTACTAAAGCTCCAGATGTTGATCCCGATAAAACTGTATTTGTTCCAGCAGAAGCTATACGAGGTTGTTTATAATTTGCTGTTTGATTTCCTGCAGCTCCTCCACCACCTGTTGAATAAGTAATAGTTTCACCTTGAGTTACAGAGTAAATAACATCAGATAAATAACCAGAAGATCCCCCACCAGCTCCAGCTGATTCTCCTCCAGCTTTATCATAATCAGCTCCACCTGCAGCTCCTCCACCACCGCCTACTCCAGCTTGAATATGGAGTGCATTGGCATTATCAGGTACAGTAAAAGTTCCTGATCCAGATGCTATTGTTGTAAAAGATGTTGCTGTAAATGCACTAAATACTAATTCCCAAGTTCCTGAGTTTTTTGCATAAATTTCATCTGCTTCTTCCCAAACTCCTGAGACTTTTCCGTAAGCATTTTCTATCTCTTCAAATGTTCCTGAAACTTTACCGTAGGTATTAGCCTTT